TTCCTTCAGCTACAACAACTGAAAGAGATGCGTTGACACCTGCTGTTGGAATGATGCTGTATAATACCACTCTTGGAATGTTACAACAATATAATGCAATTGGATGGGCTTCAATAAATTCTCCACCTACAGTTACCTCACTCAATTATCCCGGTGATGATACTGCATTGGATACTGTTGGTGAATTTACTGATGCAACCTGTGACTACAATAATGATCCAACTATAACACACGATACCAATACAAAAATGGCTGTTGGAATGTCCGTTTCTGGTACAGGGATTCCAAGTGGGGCAACTATTGCTTCCGTTACAAGTAACACAGAATTTGAACTTAGTGCATCAACTACAGGTGGAGCAGTTACTAATGGTACATTAACCTTTAATACACAAACACTCATAATTACTGGGACTAATTTTCAGGCAGGTGCAACTGTTACTATTGATGGTACTGTTCCAAGTACAGTAACAGTAGATAGTTTAACTCAAATTACTGTCACAGGTACTCCAGCAAAGACAGCAGGAACTTATACTAAGGGTTTAGTAGTATCCAATACAACTGGTTTGTCAGGAGGTATTAATGTTGATTATAGTGCTTTACCAGCATGGACAACCGCTTCTGGAAATGTCCGAAGAACTTTTATCACGAGTGCCGCAATTTCTACGATTGATTTAGATGCAACTGAAGCAACCTCTTATGCACTAACAACTGGGGCATTTGCTCCCGGTTTGGCAATGAATACTACTACAGGAGATATTACTGGAACTGTTACTGGTAGTACCCTAACAACTTACAATTTTACTGTTACTGCAACAGATGCACAGGCACAAAGTTCACCAAGATTATTTAATATAATAGTATCTGCACTACCTACTGGTGGAACTATAACTATAGTCTCAGGGTATAGGATTCACACATTTCTCACAGGAGCAAATTTTGTTACTCAAAACTCACTATCAAATATTGAATACCTAATGGTTGCCGGAGGTGGAGGAGGTGGAACAACTTCCGATGGGCAATCGGGTGGCGGTGGTGCAGGAGGTGTAATAACTAATTATGGCGGTACGGCTATTACTCTTGATGGAACCTATGCGGTTGTTATTGGTACAGGTGGTGCTGTGGGAGCTAGTGGTGTTGCTACAACTTTCAATTCTCTTTCTGCTACAGGAGGTGGTTATGGAGGAGCCTACTCAAATACACCAGCCGCATCCGGTGGTTCTGGAGGTGGTGGTCACCAAGTTGGTACTGCAAATGTGGGTGGAGCAGGAACTGGTTCTGGTGCTACAAGGCAAGGATATGCCGGAGGAACCTCAGCCTGTAGTCCAAATAGTTGGGGAGGCGGTGGAGGAGGAGGTTATGGAAGTACAGGATTCGCCCCCACCCAAGCCGACTGCCGTGCAGGTGGTAATGGTGGTAGTCCTTTAACAAGTACAATATCTGGTGCTACTGTAACTTATGCAGGAGGAGGAGGTGGAAGTAGCCATGTCCAAACATCACCAACTTCAGGAGTAGGTTTAGGTGGAAATTCATCTGTAACCGCAGATAAAGGTGGAGGTGGTAATGGTGGTAATCCTACCGGGCCTGTTGCTGCAACTGCTGGTGTTGATGGTACAGGAGGTGGCGGTGGTGGTGGCACAACTGGTCGAATTGCTGCTGCTGGAGGTGATGGAATAGTTATAATTAGATACCCAATATAAAAGGAAACAAACATGGCATACATAGGAGCAGAACCGGATGGCATGGGCAAAGCCCAGAGGTTCACATTCACGGCATCGGGATCGGGAACGGATGTTACAGCAGATGATGATGGAATACCTATCGGTTATACTGCTGGTCAAGTCTCAGTCTATCTCAATGGTGTAAAACAAGTTATAGGTTCTGGCAAGGATGTTACTGCCACAGACGGAAGCACTATCACGTTTCTTGCGGCTTATGCGGCAGATGATGTTATCGAGGTTGTTGCCCTGTCGATCTTTAGTGCAACTACTGTAGAGGGTACAGATATTATCTCAACTGGAGTAACTGGAACCAGTAAATATTTAAGAGTAGATGGAGATGGTACATCAAGCTGGCAGACAGCCGGATCAACTAATGCTTCTGATTTAGATAGTGGCATATTGTTAGATGCACGGATGCCTAATTTAACAGGAGATGTTACGACTGTTGAAGGTGCAGTAGCTACAACTATTGCTAATGATGCAGTAACAGGTGCAAAGATAGAGAACAACCCTACGATTGCAGGAAACCTGACAGTCTCAGGAGACATTGTTCCATCCACACCATTGAGTCACAGGAACATGATTATTAATGGTGCTATGTCTGTAGCACAAAGGTCTGTAAGTACATCAACTAGAAATGCCTACGCATTATGTGATAGATTCACTTGCAATGATTCTGGAATGGATAATATGTCAGTATTACTAACACGAAATCCTACAACAGATTATGAAGATTGTGCCGGTATTAGAAACTCTTTCAAAGTTAATATTGCTGGAGCAGAATCAGCACAAGCTGACGATGAATCTATGTACTTAGAGTATAGAGTAGAAGCCCAAGACCTTGCTCATTTAAAATATGGAACTTCTAGTGCAGAATCCGTAACTTTATCTTTTTATGTAAGATCAAATGAAAATGGAGTTTATGCGTTAAGTGTGCAATCACACGATGCTGATAAAAATATAGGAACAACTTATACAGTTTCTAATACAGATTGGCAAAGAGTAGAGTGGACAATACCCGGCCTTACTGCTTCAGGTATTAATAATGATAATGGAATAGGATTTATGATTAAATGGTTTCTTGCGGCAGGGGATGATTTGAAAGACACATCTAATACTTCTTGGGACACAAATGCAGGAGGCCGCTATGCTTATGGACAGACTGCTGTACTTAATGATGCTGTTAATAATTATTGGGAAATTACAGGAGTCCAGCTTGAACTAGGTTCCAACGCAACTCCATTTGAACATCGGGGTTATGGGGAGGAGTTGGCAAGGTGTCAGAGGTATTGTATTGGAATTAAAACTCAAGGCACAACTGGGGGTATTCAAGTAGGACAAGGCCAGTTGTATAGCACTTCATTTATGCAAGGGCCAATGATGTTACCAGCCCCAATGAGAGTACCTCCTAGTATAGTTTCTTCTGGAGATGGTACTTTCCAAGCATACTCAGGTAGTGCAGGAGATACTTGTGGCCCAGTAACAGTTGATGGGCCGGGTCAAAATACGGACACTACTACTATATCTTTTTCTTTAAGCAATTTAAGTATTGGTGCTGTTGGTCAGGCCGTTGTTTTTAGAACGAATGGAGATAGTTCATATATGTGGTTAGATTCGGAGTTATAAATGGATTATAAAAAAGCAATCAGTATAAAATGGAAAACAATTATTCCTGGAATCAGTCCAGATGAAGTTGTTAATGTTACTTTTCCTGACAATCATTGTCTGTCTATTCCAAAACTGGAAGGTAATTCTGATTATGATGAACTGATGAAACAAGTGGATGCAGGAGAAGTAACCATTGAACCAGCAGATGAATAAAGGATAAAACATGACAAGAGCAAGAATACTCGCAGACTACGTTGCAGGAGGCACTACAGCAGCAGAGTTTGATTACATGGATGGAGTTACCTCCAACGTGCAGACTCAGATGAATACCAAAGCACCATTGGCTAGTCCTACGTTTACTGGCACAGTTGCAATTCCAAATGTAGCCAACTTGGAAACGGCTGTTGTGGCTAATACAGCTAAAGTAACCAATCAGGACATTGATATAGATCAAGATTGTTTTATGGCAGGATTAGACCCTAGATGGACAACTGACTATCCATCTAATGCGGTTGTAGATTTTGATGATATTATCAAACTAGGAAGCAATGTTACTCACGATTCTGCTGGAACTTTTACTCCATCAACAGCAGGGTGGTATCTAATCATCCTTACTATCGCTAATTATTCTAATGAGACAGACACCACCAATATTTTTGTACAAAGGGATAGTGCGACTGTAGGAGGTCGAATATATTGGGATACTAATATGACCTATTATGGAGGTAAAACAAGTCAACTCATTGTATATTTAGATGGGAGTCAAACTATAAGAGTATATGGATATGGTGATTTATATGGAAGCTCAGCCACGAATACGATGGCTTCCTTTTTAGGATTTAGGTTAGGTGCATAATTTAATAATTAAGGAAATAAATGGAAAGAATAATTGATAAAGTAGATGCAATAAAAGCCTTATATAGTTCTGCTTATAAAGTAGCAAGAGGTGATGGTAGGGTTACATGGAAAGATGGGCATGAAACTACTGCCGAAGAAACTACTGCTATTAATGCTAAAGTTATTGAACTTCAAGCTGAATACGATGCACTTGAATATGCTAGAAACCGAGCAACAACCTATGATTCCGTTGGTGACCAGCTAGACCAACTCATGAAGGACATGAGGGATGGCACTACAACACACAAGGATGCCTGTGAAGCAGTAAAAGCAAAGTTTCCTAAACCAGAATAACGGACAAAAGTGTCCGATACAACCATGAATATTAGAAGTACAACTCCGATATTACAAGGATGATGAATGACATTTATAAAAAAGTATTTAAAGGAAATATTAATATTTCTATCCATTGCCTTGTTGGTGGGGGTTGTATTCGTTTCTTTGCCTCATCGTCCAAAAGCGGAGCCGCCTAATTTTGACCAGCATAGCTATCGTATTTCTCCTTACAAAGCACAGGAAAAAAGCAACGTAAATACGGCAGTAGATGACATAATTGACCTAATTCTTAAGCAAGGTTTTGCCGGAGCAATAATTGTATGCTTGGGATTTTGGACGTTTAGGGAGAGTAAATTGAACAGAGCTACCCAGAAGGAGAATTTCGATAAGTTCGTTCAGATTAGTGCAGAGTGTTCTGGTCACATGGCTTCTGTCTCAGCGAGGTTAGAAAACATTGAACGTGAGATAGAGTCATCGAAGCAACTTGAAATGCTTCAAGCCTCAAGGAAGGGGTAGCATTAGGTTGTTTTTGGTAATCATTTTTTTAACAGGGTGTTCAGGTACACCCATTTCACCGGGGCTAGGTCATTGGGTTGATGCTTATCCGGGTGATGTTTCAATATGGCAATGTGTAGAGCCAACTAAACCTTATAAGAATACGGAGTGTTAAAATGCCATTTTTAGTCCCCCTCATTGGTGGAGTAGTGAAAACCATGTGTATGTCTATGCTGAGTGAAAAGTTGCTACAGCAAGTGATATTGATCCTTTTGAAGAGGCTTGTAGAGTCTACGGAGAATAAAGTTGATGACTCGATTTTGGCAGCCTATGAAAAAAGCATCGCTTAATAGCACCATTAAGGTACTATTTTACTCCGCAGAACATTTTTAAAGATTTTAGCTGGATGGATAACTATGTTGACCTGTAAAAATTTTACAGAAAAAGAACTTGCTTGTACTCACTGCGGAGAGAATAAATGTCAGGATGAAATGGTTTCCCTGCTCCAGAAATTAAGAGACGATGTTGGATTTCCTATAAAGATATCAAGCGGTTACAGATGCCCGGCTTGGAATAAATCTGTAGGAGGCCATCCTAATTCTTCGCACATGGAGGGGCTTGCGATTGATATCGCCTGTCGGGGCGAAAAAGCATTAAAGATCGTGGAGGCAGGAATTCGGCTGGGATTTGTCGGTGTCGGCATCAGCCAACGAAAAGAAAAGTTTGTACATCTAGATTTAAAACGAACACCAACCCGAAGAATTTGGTCATACAGTTGAATTATGGAGATAAAATTTGAACTTGAAGATAGCGATCTTGTTGTTGAGTTTGAACCTGATTTTGGTATTCCCATCAACTGCTGTGACATCGGGAAAGTTCAGTGGAACTTTCAAGACGGAACACATTCGAGAACTATGGCAAGTCTGTTCCATAGCACACCAAAGTATGAACACGCCTCTACACGTTTACCTCAGATTGTGCGATTGTGCGATAGATGTGATGAGGACATCATTCGATAATGAAAGTTCTATTAGGGGTATGACTCCCAAAGAATCGGCAGAATTAGCGGTCCTTGTAAAATTACATTGCAACAAGTGGAAGTTCGAGTCTTTAAAATAAAATACTATCTGGTGAAGACATTAATGAAATACAAAACCAGGGATGGGTACAGGGGGTATATAGTAAAAGTGAGAGAAGAAAAGTAAATGGCAGAAGAACTAAGTAAGCTGGAGGAAATTGAAAGGCAACTTCAAGCAGCAAAACGGCAGAAGCTGGCACTTGAATGTAAAACAGAATTCCTCAAGTTTGTTAAATTCACAATGCCAAAGGTTAGTGACCCTAATAATATCGATGAGTCAATATTTAAAGATGCACGGCATCACAGGGCAATAGCAAAGGCACTCGAACAGGTAGCAAAGGGTAAAATAAAAAGGTTGATAGTAACGCTGCCGCCTAGACATGGAAAATCGGAGATGATCTCACGAAGATTCATCCCTTGGATCATGGGAAAAGACCCATATAAATCCATCATTTTTGCGACATATAATGAAGATTTTGCACAGGATTTTGGATCGGATTGTAGAGCAATCATGGAAACTCCGCAATTTCAGCAGGTTTTTCCTGGTTTTAAATTCCGTCAAGGAGGTGCTTCCAAAAGTAGGGTTCAGACTGATAATGGTGGCATGGCAGTGTTTGTTGGTCGTGGTGGTTCTATTACTGGTCGTGGTGGAGATATTCTCGTTGTTGATGACCCGATTAAAGACTCTGTGGAGGCTATGTCTCCAACGCTTAGAGAAAATCTTTGGAGTTGGTTCACACAAGTATTTATGACCAGACTGATGACTGAAAAGTCAAAAGTCGTAATAGTAACAACTCGTTGGCACGAAGATGATTTAGTAGGCAGATTAACTGATTCCAGCAATCCTCATTTTACTGAAGAGGAGTGCAGTAAGTGGAAAATAATCAACTTGCCAGCATTTGCAGGAGATAATGATCCACTGAAACGAGCCGAAGGTGAAGTCTTGTGGCCTGAGAGATTCAATAAGGATTTCTTGGAAGCACAAAGGAACTTGGACCCAAGAGGATTTTCTGCTCTTTATCAGCAGAAGCCCAGCCCGGAAGATGGAGATTTATTCCAGAGGGAAAACATACAGTATTATGAAAAAAGTAATTTACCAAAGAACTTAAAAATCTATGCTGCTTCTGATCACGCTGTTGGTATTGATAAAACAAGGCACGATTTAACTTGTCTTTTAGTCGTTGGAGTTGATGAGGAAGACGATATATATTTGTTAGATTGCTACTGGGCAAGACAACCCACAGACGTTGTAGTTAAGGCAATGCTGGGATTTATGACAAAGCATAAGCCGTTGATCTGGTGGGCAGAAAAGGGGCATATAACAAAATCAATTGCACCCTTTCTACGGAAGCGGATGTTTGAAACGAGGACACATTGCCGAATCGAAGAGGTTACGCCAGTTGCAAATAAAGTCCAGAGATCACAGTCCATGATTGGCAGGATGGCAATGAAGAAAGTTTATTTTCCAAAGGTTTCATCATGGGGGCAAAAAGCAGTAGATGAGTTACTGAAGTTTCCTAACTCCCGGCATGACGATTTCGTGGATACTTTGAGTTGGATCGGCATGGGATTGGGTGATTTAAGATCGCCTCGTGGCATAAGAGTAAATAATAATTTTCCTAAAACAGGCACAATGGCTTGGATCAAATGGGATGCACAAATAAGACAAAAAGAATTATCACTTTCACAAACTAGCGGCTGGTAAATGGAAATAGAAGCAATATCTGTAGAAGTAGTTGAAGAGGAAGAAGAAAAAGAAAAAGAGGTTACGGAAAGACGTAAAGCTCTGGTTTCTCAGCTTCAGGGAAGGGTTAAGTCTGCAAAACAGTACCACAAGAAAGCATTTAACCAGATGCGTGAAGACATGGAAGCAGTTTTCCGTGGGTACTCAGACAAGGGCTGGAGCAAGGAAAACTATGTTGCCAACATCCTCCATAGACACGTTCACCAGAGGACTGCTGCACTGTACAGCAAGAACCCCAAATGTGTTGCTTCTAGACGGAAACGCTTAGATTATAAATTCTGGGATGGCGATGAAAAATCATTAGCAGAAGCATATTCAAAAATGAAAGCTGCTGCAATGGGCCAGATGCCACCAAATCCGCAGGATGTACAGATAGTGCAGGATTATGAGTCTGTTCAGCAGGGCAGAAAAATGCTGGATAAGGTTGCCGAAAGTCTTGAGTTGTTATTCAGTTATTATATGTCTGAACAACAGCCAACTTTCAAGAGCCAGATGAAGTCTCTGGTCAGGCGAGTGATTACAACCTCTGTGGGTTATGTTAAAGTAGGTTATCAAAGAGAGATGGATCGGCTCCCAGAAGTCTCAGCAAAAATGTCTGATGTTCAGGGGCAAATTGATCATATAAGGAGATTGACTCAGGAAGCACGAAAGGGGGATATTACTGAAGCTGATGCTCAAATGGAAGAGCTTCTTCTTAGTATGGATTCTCTACAGAAAGAACCATTAGTAACAATTCAGGAAGGGCTTTTGTTTGATTTTCCAGAATGCGATTCAATAATTGTAGACCCAATGTGCAGACAGCTTCGTGGATTCGTTGGGGCAACTTGGGTTGCACACGAATTGTTTTTAAGTCCCGAAGAAGTGAAAGAAATTTATGATGTAGATATTCAGGAGAATTATCTTCAGTACGATATTAAAGGCAAAGAAATGTCCACAAGGGCAAATTTTAAGTATCGTACAGAGCTTTTTGATGGAATGACAGCAGAGAATATGCGTGAAGGTCTTGCTTTAGTCTGGGAGATTTACGATAAAAGCTCTGGTCTTAGATATGTAGTATGTGATGGACACGAAGATTTCTTGGAAGAGCCTGAAGCTCCTCCTGTTAAATTGGAAACTTTCTGGCCTTTCTTTTCACTTACATTCAATGAAATAGAACACAAGGATCATTTATATCCACCCTCTGACATAAAACTCCTGATGCCAATGCAGCATGAGTACAATCGTGCAAGGCAAGGATTGAGAGAGCATCGCAGAGCAAACAGACCCAAATATGCCGCACCAGCCGGGATGCTTGAAGAGGAGGATAAGGATAAGTTGCGTGATCCACCAGCCAATGCAGTCTTGGAATTACAGGCTTTAGCGGCAGGTCAGAAAGTGGATGACGTTCTGCAACCAATACGGCAGATAGGTATTGATCCTAATCTGTATGAGGTCCGAACTATATTTGATGATGTCCAGCTCGTTGTCGGTCAGCAAGAGGCTA